CGAGTAATGAAATGTTCAAGAAGCGCACGAATACGCTCTTAAACGGTTTTGAATCATGTGAGGGCAAATTCCCCTGCGGAACGGCAGGATAAAACCTCTGTTGTCATTGTTAAACAAGTATTTTACCACCTACAATATAGTGGATGTGTTTTGTGTCCTTCACTGGCGTGACAAGGCCAGTGTTGACACCTGTTAGGGTGCCATAGGGGCAGATGGGCCCTAAAAGCCCGGGAACGCGTTCATAAGCAATGGGAAACCTATAAAGTAACCCAATGCAAAATCGTCATGAGCAGCTCGCGTAATAGCTGCGGGTCTGGCTGCACCCATAGAGTGCACCTCAAGTCTATAACGACTTTCATCAACGGCAGGAGTATACGGATTAGCTCCCGCTGTTTGCGGACGTACCAACCGCAATGGAGTTTTGCCCATGTGGGGCATAACAGAGTCAGATTGACCAGATATATTCGGGCGATAAGCCGTCATCTGGGTTCGTTTAGCTTTCAAGTCTTTAACTCCTCCGACACCAAAGTCAGCACTCGACATAGCGCCGACTGCAAATGATGATACCGATGCCTCAGCTTGGCCAAGGCGGGTGGCTGTAAAGCCATCTGTATTATCGGGGATAACGCTAATGCGCATACCACCACGCATAAATGCGTAGCCCGGAGCAATGTAAGAGAATAAATCATCTCCAAGCTCAGGCTGAAGTAACAGTGGTGAACCACTCCACAAAGCTTCCCATAGCTGGCACGTGAACGGATACAAATTCCAAGTGCCGGTCGCAATGGCGGTCGCGGCCGCGGAATCAAAGCGGAGAGGCGTTGAGATATTGAGCAACTGCTTAACACTCGTAAATGGGTCACCAGCGGATCCAATATTGTGGTCAAGACCAGAGGATACTGGCGGGGCGTTGCCGAGAGGCATATCCCCCATCTCTGGGACCATAGGGACAAACCCTTGGACGCCTTGATAGCCAGCGACTTCAAAATCCGAACCACCAGAGTAGTATATTAGCACATCATACTCCTGGGAACAAGTCTCTGGAGCACGAAGCTCATTTAGAACAGATATCTGGAACTTCCCAAAGGAGTTAATCTGTCCATTAACATCGCGAGCGCCATCAAGATAATTATACGCACGAAGATAGGGAAGGTTTAGGGTAACCTCCTTCATAGTGCGCACGTCAATGATCTCGCGAAGCGAGTAGGAACTCTCAAAGTTATTCGGCGTATCAGCCGAAGTGTGTGGTGTCCACGTGACAAGCAGTCGCGAACTGTGGAAATCAGTCTTGACAAACTTAAGAGTCACATTTATGGAACCTCGGGTCATCTGGAACATCTGCGCAATGTACACAAATGGTGGCATAGACCGGAAGAATACACCGGGCGAGGGGTTCGTCTGGAGCACAAGCGTGTCCATGGCAATGTTCTTAGTGTACAAAACAGTATCTGGTACTGCTGTAGAAAACACTGTAAAAGCGTCAACAATAGCAGGTATCTGCTTTAAGTACGCGAACGACATCTCATCGACTTCTGCACCAGAGAACTCTGGGAGCATCTCCATTTTGGCGGTCGGTGATAGGGCTAAAACACTCGCAGTGCTCGTACCTGACACATTGTGTGACTGGTGAAACGGGTGCTGCAAATAATAGCCTAGTGCTGTGATATTCAATGGTTTAGACCAACCAAAGTAAGCGCACATAGACGATCCACCGGCGGCAGCCATAGAGACTCCGCTTGCTAGCGCTCCCCAGCCAGGAATATAGGCCAGAGTGCCAGCAATATCAGACACACGCGCAAGTGATTTAGATAGGAAGCCCTCATGGGTTGCGACCTTCTCTTCATCGGATAGCGTTGTCGTGGGGCGCGGTTTGCGCCTTCGGACGGTGGTCTGAACTCCAGTACCAGTTCCCTTACCGGGATGACCGGATTCGGGAATAAATACTGGAGCACTTAGCTCCAAATCCTTGAAGCTCATAAAGACCGAGTACTCTACATCAAGTGGAGAGCCAGACCCAACCTTAAGAGCTGAGAGGACGTCCAAATAATACGTACCCCAATCGTAACGTTCATCGTCCAGATCATAGTAAGAACTGGGCGTGATATAGGGGATCTGCAATTCACAGGATGTCTCACTGATGTCAAGCTCAACATTGGGGTGCTGAGTCTTTTGACACAGATCAAAATTGTGCATCTTAGAGTACTTAGGTGCGCCATTTGACTCCATACCATCCACACATGGGAGAAAGTGTAAAATCAATCTCCCCTGCTGGAAGGGCTGAGCATTTATAACCACCTTGATGATGGCTGTTGCTCGGAGCAAGTTGTACCCACGTAGCTTTGATAGCCACATGGGATTTGCAAAAAGTCTAGACTCGATAGAGCCAGACGTAAGACCGGTATTAGCGGCCTGAGAAGTGGTAAATGTACCACTAGTAATTAGAACAGGTTTAGCGAGAAAATCGCCTATACTATTCTTATCAAATTTAGGAGGACCCAGCGTAGTTACACCAACGCTGGATCTAGTCTCCCCAACAATGACATCCTTGTTGTCGATAAAGGTTGTTGTACTCCCCACGACTGCGGAAACAGTAGCGGATCGAACCTCTGAGTGACTAGGAGTGTCGGATTGCGTCGTAGACGCGAGGGTAGGATTTTCACCTCCCGAAGTGTTGTTTTTAGGATCAGCAACTTATTATGCGTATACCGCGACCATCAAGTCATACAAGCCGCGGGTTGATTCAGGGATATTGGGGGTTACCCACCGCATCCCTCGCTAAATAGCGAACGGTTTCAAATAAAATCTGAGAGCATCTTGCACTTGGTTCAGAATCACGCGATATTATCGAGTGCATAAGTTCAAATCAGAAGTAGAGTAGTTTAACGTCCCAACACCATAGCAGACGTAGCCCCGGGTAAACCCGGGGCTGGTTTGGCTCACAAGCCACATGAGTGTAGTTTAACGTCTAAACACAATAAAGACGGGGCCCCGGTAAACCGGGGATTGTCACAAATTGCGATACTTAGCAAAATGAGTTGAGAACTATATCTCCATCTAGGGCATGCTTATAAAGCGTAAAGCCCGAGGCGTGATTAAGATTCTCCATAGCAGCTTTCAATATAACGTGCGCGTGTTCATCATACGTTTCCTGACCGTGCTGCGCGAGCTCGACGAGGCAAGCATCAACTCGTAGGCACAACTCATCGTGAGACGAGCCTTTTCTAGCCCAGTTTAGCTGCTCTTTAATCACATCTAGCTCAAGGGGTGCACGAACATGCCCTCCGTGAAACTTGAAAGTCCTTTTGAGAAAGCTAACCTCCTCTAGGGCTCTTCCTGTGACCTTTTCATCCGTTTTCATCTCATTGGTGTATTTGATGTTAAACAGTTTGCCAAGCTGGTAGGTTAATACCTGCTGGCCAAATACATGCGATAAGCCGGAATCGTAGGTAATAATATTGTCATCACCAAACGTGGCTACGCGTGAATATGTGAATAGATCTTTCACTGTTGGGAGCTCATCAGTAGTCATGTCTATGGTATTTGAGATCTGGGCCGTTCGCGCAGCCCCGTATATCATAAAAATGTTCACAATTGAGTTTAAGACACTCGTCAGAATGTTGCCTGAGGAATTCGCGCCGTTAAAAGCGTACAATGTCCCCTCTGACAAATGACGAGAATTGATAATATCTTGAAAAAGAACATACCGAACTCGAGTGTCTTCTTTGGGGCACCCTATGTAGAAAGCCTCAACAATGTCAAGAACTCTGTACATGATAGGTACTAGCAGATGTCCATCAAAGGCACTGTAATCACCTGCCGTAGTC